TGCCCCATGGCCTTGTCGAAACCGTCGGTTTTCGCCGTGGTGGCGATCTGGACCTGCTTCTCCTTAGGCAGCTTGTCCATCTCGGCGCGCAGATGCTCAAGGTCCCCGGTGGGGGCACCCTTGATTTCCAGCTTCACACCGGCCGTGGTGGTTGTGGTGCGCACCGTGTTCTGAAACTCTTGCAGTTTCCGTTTTGCGCCGTCAAGATCGCCCGTGTTGAATTTGAGCGCCACCTCTTTGGCGGCCGCCTTCGACAGGCCGTCCAGCTGTTGGCGCATCGCATGCACCTGTGCCGATGTGATGCTGCCCTTGGCGTCCAGCTTCACGCCGTGCCGGGTGGTCTCCTGCAGCCCTTTGGCCTGCTTCTCCAGGTCTTTGGCCTGCGCCATCGCCTCACGGAAGCCTTTGGTTTTCGCGGTGGCCAGAACCCGTGTTCGCTTGTCCTTGGGGAGCTTCAGAATCTCCTTGTTGAGCTTCTCGACCTCACCTTTCTTGCCGCCCTTGATGACGGTTTCCAGCTGGACGCGTTTCCGGTCGGGGACGATCCCCAGCGATTTGGCGAGTTTCTCGTTTGCGACGGCCGCCCGGTTGACTGCCGACGGCACCTCACCGCGCAGCCAGCCGGCATAATCCTTGGCGGACAGGCCGGTGACACCAAGCTGTTTCGCCGTTGCCGCCAGACCGGCCTGAACTTTCGGGAACAGCGACATGAGCTTGTCGTCGCTGATCCCGTTGTTGCGGGCCATGTCGGCGATCTGCTGCCAGTTGCGTTGCAGATCATTCCAGGCGTGCGATGAGGCGAACTGTGATATCGCCGCATCGTATTTCGCCATCTGCGCCTTTGACTGCTCTGTCAGGTCGGCGTGGGCGTGCATGAAATGCGCCAAATGGTCGGATTGCCGCTGCCAAAAGTTGCGGTTCACCCCGGCGGCGCGGTTCATCGCGTCCCCGAGGCCGGTCAGGTTTTCACGCAGCGGCCCGAAGCCGCCATCGTTGACCTGCTTCATCTTGTTGTCAAGGTCGACGACGCCGAGTTTCGCCTGCTCTGCCCAGTCGGTGGTGGAGCCCAGCTGCCTGTCAATGTTGGCCGCCCAATCGGCGTCATGCTGATGTGCCCATGCCACTGCCACAGCACCCAGCCCGGCAGCAACACCAAACAGTTTGCCAGACAGCCCTGCGGTGGCCCCGCCCACCCCAGACATGGCCTTGCCTGCCGCGGTCACACCGCCGGCCGCCTTAGAAGCCGGGCCACCAATGCCAGCAAACGCCCCAGCGATACCGCCGATGGCGCGTATCGCCTTCACCGCGAGACCAACATCCTTGAAGGCGCGCGCCACCTTGCCGACCTGACCTGCCGCGATCAGGGAAACACCACCGAGTGCACCGATCTTCAAAATCATCTCCTGCGTGCGAGGAGACAACTTGGCGAACCGGTCGGCGTACCCGGACACCTTTTGCGCCGCCCTACCCAACACTGGGAGGGCCGCCTGACCCACGTTGATAGCGGCATCCTTGATACGGTTCATGGCCAGCTGCATCTGCGATGCAGTGGTCTGCTGGCGGCGGCCGAACTCCTCCTCCAACGCCGTGTTCTGTGACCAGCCCTGCCCCGCGATTTTCAGGGAGTCTGCCAGCTGGTCTTGGGCGTTTCCGGCCCCGGCCGATGCACCGGCCAGACGTTTCATCGCATCGGTCTGATACTGGCCTTTGATGCCCATCTGGTCGAGAAGTTTCGACACATCCTGGCCGGATTTTGAGGCCCTGCCCAAACCCTCGATCAGAGCGTTTGTTGCCCCGGCGGCGTCGGTCTGCCATGCTTTTTTGAATTGGGCTGCCGACATGCCGGACACTTGCGCCATGGTTTGCAGGCTTTGCCCACCAGAGCGCACGGCCTTGTCAATTTTGATCCAGTTGCGGGACATGGCTGTGCCGCCCGCCTCGGCATTGATGCCCACTGACGCCATGGCGGCCCCGAAAGCCATCACCTGCGGTTCGGACATGCGCATTTGTTTTCCGGTGCCGGAGAGCCGCTGACCCATTTCGACGATGTCACGTTCGGTGGTGGCAGAGTTGTTGCCCAGGTCGACGACGGTGGCGGCGAGCCGGTCCACGTCCTTGGGGGCGGTGCCCATGACGTTCATGAACTGGCGCAGGCTGGTGGCTGCCTCCTCAGACGTCATGTTGGTTGCGGTGCCCAGTTTGACCATCGTCGAGGTGAACTTTGCGACGTCTTGCTGTTTCACGCCCAGCTGGCCGGCTGCCTCGGCGACCCCGGCGATCTCCTGATGCGACACTGGAAGCACGCTGGTGAGGGAGCGCAGCTGGCCTTCGAGCCGTGCATATTGTGCCGGGGTGGCGTCGACGGTTTTCTGCACACCTGTCCAGGCGGATTCCCAGTCGACGGCGGCTTTGACGGCCCCTCCAACACCTGCTGTGACGGCCAAACCGGCTTTGGTGGATGCGGATGCCATCCGGGAGGCGGTGGCTGCACGGGCCATGGCGGCGGTGAAGCCGTGCGTGTCGGCGTTCAGCTTCACTGTCACGGTTTTGTCAGCCACAGCGTCTCCTTCATGTGTGGTGTGTCACTGGAATTGTTTTGCCCATTCGGTGATGTGTTTCCGGTCGCCGTGGATCCAGCGGCGGGCTCTCTCTGGGTCGGGTTTCTGGTCTGTGTGGCCGTCGCGTCGTGCCTGGGCCACCTGATCCCGGTCCAGCGCCTGCAGCGATGGGCAGGTGATGGAGGCTCCGGTGTAGTCGGCTGCGGTTTTGCCGTCATGGCTGGACATGGGCTGGCCGCATCCGGGGCACAGGGTGGACTGGTAGTCGTCGAGGGCGTCGAGGATGGCGCGGTCCTCGGGTGTCCACCGGGGGCCGGTGCTGCGTCCCCAGTAGACGGTGGGTGCTATCGCCCATTCCTTTGCGTGGTCGATGTCGCGGCGAATCTGCGGATCGGTGACGGCCCTTTTCAGAAAGGGAGGTCGATTGTTTCCGTGCATGCCTCGATCGAGGCGGCCCAGCATCGTGACACGTCAGCTGGGGGAAGATTGTCCAGCAGACGGTTCAGGTCGTCTCCGCTGATTCCGGCGTCCGCCCCGTCGATGGTGGTGGCTTTGGTGAGGCATGCTCGGGGCAGCCTGACTTGTTCGATGGTGGCCCGCTGCTCCTCGTCGTCGATGCGGCGCAGCTCGTCGACGAGATCGTTCCATGCGGTGGTGGTCAGCCCGGTGAACACCAGCCGGATCGTGGCATCAGCCAGCCTGCCCCGGGCCGTCTTCTCGCTCTTCACGGCGGCGTTGAGGCGTTTCTTCACCGCTGCCGCCTGCCCGATGGTGCCTCCAGACCCATTGTCGGTGTCGTCGGCTTCCGCCTGGGCGGCTGTCAGCTCTTCGTCGGCCTGTTTCCACGCCTGGGCGGCTTTCGGGTCGAGGCAAATGTCCACATGCTTCGTGGGACGGTTGAGGCCGGACACATAGTCCTGCATCAGGGTGCGCATGTCGGGGGTGGGGGTGCCAGTCATGAGGGGTCTCCTGTGTCAGGTGTGGGTGCCGGAGGGGTGAGGGGGTGGCCTTCCAAGTCGGCACCCTCAAAGTCTTGGAAGGCCACCGGTCTCACTGGGTTGGCTGGGTGACCTTGCCGTTCAGGGTGCGGCCGGTCACAGACCAGCCCACATTCATCGTGAACATTTCACCGTCATCGGTGGACAGCTTGCCCGGCGTCTTCGTCTTCACCGTCGACTTCCAGGCGTAATACTTCTGTCCGGCGGTGATTTCCGATCCGGGCTTCACATTCGGGAACTCGACGATGATCGTGTGAACACCCGGCTCCAGGCCGGCGATCACCTCGTCGTCCTTCTGGGGGTCGTCGATGATGATGTCGGTGTCAGACAGGCCATAGGTGACAGGGCCGGGTCGCTTACCGGCGTCGCGGCGGCAAATACGCTTGTCCTCCGACTCGGAGGCATCCGAGGACGACTCGAACGAGCGCAGGGCACAGGTGATTTCGGTGCCTGCCTTCAGCTCGGTGACGGTTGCGGCATCCAGTTTCTTGATCGAGGGGACCAGCATCAGCTTGGAATTCTCGATCGTTTCGATGCCCTCAGGGTTGTACACGGAAACAGGCATGATCACTTCTCCTTCTTGCGGGTTGCTGTTGGGGTGGTGTTGCGTGGCTTGGTGGGGAGGGGGCGGCCTTGGCTGTCGCGGGCGGGATGGTCGTCTAGCACTTTCGCCTCGTCGGGGATGGCGTTGGCGGGGACGGTTCTCTGGCAGGTGGCGTCTGCGATGCGAACCCAGTCGGTCATGGGATTCTCCTTGGTGTGGTGATGGTGAATTCTGTGGTGCATGTCCA